GGCCAATTGATAACTTCGGTAGGTCAAACGGTAGATAAACTACAAGACTTACAAAAGAAATTAAAAGATTTAAAAGAGTTACCTAAATCAGCAAGTGCAAGTATAAAAAATGCTTTGTTTGTTGGTTCAACTGCCGAATTGCAGAAAATGTTAAATAGGAAAAGTGAAGATGAAATTATTGAAAGCGAAGCAATCAATACCGAAAAAGATAAATCTGGAAATAAGTAAAATCCATTTTATCAAGTCCATGACACCTTTGCCAGAATTATTGGAAGGCGAAGAGTTGCAAAACCCTATTGAAGTCAGAAAACATAGTGTTAGCCCTACTCCAAGAAAAGGTGTTGGTGGTGTAGCCTATTGTGAACCAGAATATTCTGTTTTTAGAGGTAATCAAAGAGTACAGGCTGCTATACAATTAGGATATACTCATATAGAGGGAATTATTATCAATGGATAATCAAAAGTCAGACGCATATTTAGGGAATCCAAATTTAAAAAAGGTTAATATACCTGTTGAATTTACTAAAGAGCAAATAATAGAATACCAAAAGTGTCAAGAAGACCCTTTATACTTTATGGAAAACTATATTCAAATTGTATCCCTTGATGAAGGTCTTATACCTTTTAAGTTATATCCTTTTCAAAGACATATTGTTAGAACGATACACGATAACAGGTTTACAATATGCAAATTGCCTAGACAATCAGGTAAATCAACAACGGTAGTTTCTTATCTATTGCATTATGCATTATTTAATCCTAATTCAAATGTTGCCATACTTGCAAACAAATCATCAACTGCTAGGGATATATTAGGAAGAGTCCAATTGGCATATGAAAATTTACCAAAATGGTTACAACAAGGTGTAATCAATTGGAACAAAGGTAATATTGAATTAGAAAATAAATCGGTAATTGTGGCAGCTGCTACATCAGCAAGTGCAATCCGAGGTGGTTCTTATAATATTATTTTCTTAGATGAGTACGCTTTCGTGCCACCTAATATTGCCGAAATGTTTTTTAGTTCCGTTTATCCTACCATATCAGCTGGTACACAAACAAAGATGATTATTGTATCAACACCTTATGGTATGAATCAATTTTACAAATTATGGGTGGACGCAGAGAATGGCCGTAATGATTATGTACCAATTGAGGTGCATTGGTCAGAGGTGCCTGGTAGAGATGAAAAATGGAAAGAAGATACTATAAGAAATACATCACCCGAACAATTTGCACAAGAATTTGAATGTGAATTTTTAGGTAGTGTTAATACATTAATTAGTCCAGCAAAAATTAAAAATATGTCATTTTTAAATCCTAAAACCTCAAGTGGTGGTATAGATGTTTTTGAAGACCCTATAAAAGAACATACTTATGTTTGTACAGTTGATGTGGCTAGAGGTGTACATAAAGATTATTCTGCTTTTTTAATTATAGATGTAAGTAAGTTTCCTTTTAAAGTTGTTGCAAAATTTAGAAGTAATGATATTAAACCTTTATTGTTTCCTCACACAATTGATAGAGTTTGTAAGGCATACAACCATGCTCATGTATTGGTTGAAGTAAATGATATAGGTCAACAAGTGGCAGAGGCATTGCAATTTGAATTGGAGTATGACAATCTATTGATGACGACTCAACGAGGTAGAGCAGGACAAATTTTAGGTGCTGGATTTTCAGGTAGAGGTTCTGGTTTTGGTGTAAAAATGACCAAACAGATTAAGAAAATCGGGTGTTCAAATATTAAATCTCTAGTAGAAGGTGATAAAGTTTTAATTAGTGACTTCAACATCATTGAGGAAATGTCAACTTTTATCAGGAAAGGACAGAGTTGGCAGGCTGAAGAAGGTTGTACAGACGATTTAATGATGTGTTTGGTATTATTTGGTTGGTTATCTAATCAACCATTCTTTAAAGAGATGACAGACATAAATGCTAGAAAGGCATTATATGATGAACAAGTACATCAAATTGAGCAAGATATGGCCCCTTTTGGATTTGTGGATGATGGTATTCCAGACCATGAAAAGATAGAAGTAGATGAGTATGGTACGGTATGGCATCCAGTAGTACGAAAAGGGCAATAAACCTCTGTAAATTGCGTATATTATAAATATCAGTAGGTTGAAATTTGAATATGGGCGTATGAATAATACGAGTATTGAATATTTTAAAATTAGAAACAAGTTAATAATAATTAGCTAATTAAGAGGAGAAAACCTAATGGCATTTCAAGTATCACCAGGTGTTCTCGTACAGGAAAAAGACCTTACTAGAATTATACCAGCCGTTTCTACTTCAATTGGTGCTGTTGCATTCCAAGCAACACAAGGACCTTTGGACGAAGTGACTAGTATTTCTAGCGAACAGGAATTAGTAAGTAAGTTTGGTAAACCTAACTCAACAACATTTGAGGGATGGTTTACAGCGGCAAACTTCTTGCAATACTCCAATTCTTTGAGGGTTGTCCGTGTACAGAATTCATCTGTATCAAATGCTACTGAGGCAGGTAGTACATTTGTAATAAAAAATACTACTGATTACCAAGACAATTACGCTGACGGTTCTGGCGCTGCTGTTGGATTATGGGCAGCTAGAACAGCTGGGGCTTACGGTAACAATCTAAAGATTGAATCGTGTCCATCTGCTACTGCTTTTGAAGAAACTTCCAAAACAACTGTTTCTGACGCAAGTATGAGTGTCGGAGATACTGTTGTTACAGTTGCTTCAGCTACAGGCATAAACGCAGGCGATATTGTAAATTTTGGTGATGAGTATGAATATAGAGTTATTAGTATATCTACTAATGACTTAAACATAGTAAGAAAAGACGAGCCACAATACTTCGGAACTTCTGATTCTTCTGGCTTACATGCAGCCCCAACAAATGGTGCAGCTGTAAGACGAAGATGGAGATATTACGATTTATTTGACAAAGCGCCAGGAACATCACCTTATGCACAAGCAAGAAGTGGTGTTAATGACGAAATGCATATAGTCGTAGTTGACGAAGACGGCGGTATTGCACAAGTTAAAGGTGATGTTTTAGAAAAGTTTGAAGCTGTATCTAAAGGTTCAGACGCTAAAACGGCACAAGGAAGTACAAACTATTATCCAGATGTGATTTATAATCAATCAAGTTACATTTTTTGGATGGACCACAACAGCTCAGGTACAAACTGGGGTAATGCAGTATCAGGAACAACTTATACTGCTGTAACATCTGTTAGTACAGTTTCACTTTCAAACGGTTCTGATGGAACTTCAGCAACAACAGCACAAAAAATGGCTGCTTATAATAAATTTGCAGACGGCGATACTGTTGATGTTGGTCTAATCATGGCCGGTTCAGGTGGCGCTACACATATTGACAACTTAATTACAATTGCAGAAAATAGAATGGACGCAATTATATTTGCTTCTCCAGAGAGAAGTGATGTTGTTAATGTTACAGACGCAAACGCACAAAAAGATAATGTTATAGGATTCTTTAATACAATCCGTTCATCTTCTTATGTGGTGTTTGATAGTGGTTACAAATATATGTACGACAGGTATAATGATGTTTACAGGCATGTGCCTTTAAACGGCGATATAGCAGGTTTAGGTGCTAGAACTGACTTAGTTGCAGACGCTTGGTGGTCACCAGCAGGTCTCAACAGAGGTATAGTTAGAGGCGCAGTAAAACTTGCTTTCAATCCAACTAAAACACAAAGAGATGAATTATACAGAGCTAGAGTAAATCCTGTGTCAACATTCCCAGGACAAGGAACTGTATTATTCGGTGATAAAACTGGATTAACAGCACCTTCAGCATTTGATAGAATCAATGTACGAAGATTGTTCATAGTATTAGAGAAGGCAATAGCAACTGCTTCTAAATTCCAATTGTTTGAATTCAATGATGAATTTACAAGAGCGAACTTTAGAAATATTGTAGAGCCTTTCCTAAGAGAAGTACAAGGTCGTAGAGGTATCACAGACTTTTTAGTAGTATGTGATGAAACTAATAACACCGGCGAAGTAATTGATAGAAATGAATTCATAGCAGAAATTTTTGTTAAACCTGCTAGAAGCATTAACTTCATTACTTTACAATTCATTGCTACACGAACAGGTGTCAGCTTTGATGAAGTAGCTGGCGGGTAAGGGTAGAATAGGAGAAATAAAATGGCAAACATTAATGACTTCAAAGCTAAACTTGCTGGCGGTGGCGCTAGAGCGAATCAGTTTAAGGTTACAATGCCTTTCCCTGGATTTGCACAAGTTGGTGGCGAAATAGAGGACCTTGCTTTCTTATGTCGTTCAACATCATTACCAGGTATGAGTGTACCTAGTTTTAGTGTTCCTTTCAGAGGAAGAGCGATTAAAATAGCGGGAGATAGAACAATTGAAGATTGGGCGGTTACTTGTTACAATGATACAGATTTCAAATTAAGAAACGCATTTGAAAGATGGTCAAACGGTATAAACAATATGACAGATAACGAAGGCTTGACAAATCCAGCGGATTATCAAGTTGACGCATTTGTTGACCAGTTGGATAGAAACGGCGCAACTATTAAGTCTTATACACTAAGAGGTGTATTTCCTACAGTTGTTGCACCGATTGAATTGACATATGATGAAGCTACAGCAATTGAAGAATTTGCTGTTACTTTGGCATTTCAATACTTTGAAAGTAATACTACTACATAGTATATAAATAGTAGTACATTAAAAAAGTAAGGATAATATTATGGCGGAATTATTTGGATTTTCTATCACTCGTCTGAAAAAGCAGACGGATCCAAAACAAGCTTTTACACAACCTCAAGCGGATGATGGTACAACAACCATCGCCGCTGGAGGCTATTTTGGTCAGTACCTTGATATGGAGGGTACTGCTAAAACAGAGCAGGATTTAATTCGTAGATATAGAGAAATAGCACTCCACCCCGAGTGTGACATGGCAATAGAGGATATTGTTAATGAAGCAATCGTGGCTAATGAGTTAAAGGACGCTATTCGCTTAAGACTGGATGAAGTCCCTTTTGGTAAAGATGTTAGAAGAAAGATAGAAGACGAATTTACAGAAGTATTAAGGTTGATGAACTTTAATACTAAAGGTCACGATTTATTTAGAAGATGGTATGTTGACGGAAGAATATACTATCATAAAGTAATAGACCGAGAATCACCTAGGAAAGGTATCACCGAGTTAAGATACATTGACCCTAGAAAAATCAAAAAAGTTAGAGAAGTTAGAAAAAGAAGACCTGATGGTCCTATGCCACATGGTCTAGCTATCATTGACGAATATGAAGAATACTATTTGTTCAATGAAAAAGGAATTGCAGGCACGACTTCTGGTGGTATTAAGATTGCTCCAGACACAATAACATTTGTGCCATCTGGTTTAATTGACCAAAACAAAAATATGGTCTTGTCTTATTTACATAAGGCTATTAAACCTGTTAATCAATTAAGAATGATTGAAGACGCTACTGTTATTTACAGAATCGCAAGAGCGCCTGAAAGAAGAATATTTAAGATTGATGTAGGTAATTTACCTAAAGTCAAAGCTGAGCAATACCTAAGAGATGTTATGGCAAGATATAGAAACAAACTTGTCTATGACGCCTCTACAGGAGAAATCAGAGATGACAGAAATTATATGTCAATGTTGGAAGATTTTTGGTTACCGTCCAGAGAAGGTGGAAGAGGTACTGATATTACTACTTTGCCTGGCGGTCAGAATTTAGGAGAAATTTCCGATATTGAATATTTTAGAAGTAAACTTTATAGAAGTTTAAATGTTCCTGCTAGTAGATTAGAAGCAAGTCAAGGGTTTAACCTTGGCCGTTCAACTGAGATTACTAGAGATGAACTTAAATTTACAAAGTTTGTTCAAAGATTAAGAAAGAAATTTACAGAACTATTTAACGATATATTAAGAACACAATTAGTTTTAAAAGCAGTTATAACAGATGAAGACTGGTACATATTAAGAGATATTATACAATATGACTTTTTACAAGATGGACATTTTGCAGAATTAAAAGAAAGTGAAATGCTTTTAGAAAGATTAAGAGTGGCTAATGAAGTTAGAGATTATGTTGGTAAATATTATTCAGTTAATTATGTTAGAAAAAATATATTAAAACAATCTGATAGAGATATTGAAGACATTAATAAACAAATTAAGAAAGAGATTGATACAGGCATTATATCAGCACCTAGTGAAGATGTACCAGGTGGTGGTGGAGCCTTATAGAAGGAGAAAATATGAGTGAAAAAATAGGACAATTCGTTGATTACTTAAATCAAGGTAAACAAGCAGAAGCAGGTGAAGTTTTTAAAGACGCTTTAAGAGCTAAGGTTGCAGATTCTTTGGACGCACAAAGAGCTGCTGTTGCAAGTAAAATATTTAATACAGAGCCTCAATCATTTAGTGACCCTAAACCGGTTGTAACTGACCCAGGTGAAAGAACGGATGTTATTATGGATACGGAAGGTAAACCAATAGAGTTTACACCTAATGAAAACGAACAACCAACGCCAACGGCTGAGGTTCCAACGGCGCCTGTTAGTGATGAAAGTAAACCAACTACTTAAACCAAATGTAGTTGATACTACAGTATTTAATAACTTACCACCTTTACATAAAGATGTGGTTAGTGATTTTTTTAATCAAGTAAATTATGATAATGTTGATGTTGTTAAAGAGGTTGAAACAACTATTGATAAAGTTGCGACTCAACATAGTGTTAATACAGATGTAATTTATAATTACATGAATAAGGAATTAGGAGAGCAATAATGGCATGGGTAGATGTACCAGGTTCAAGTAGTGTTTGGCAGTTTGAGAATACTGCTACGGCAGCTAATACATATTCAGATTCAGGTGCAGGGGCAAACTCTGTATTTTCTGGTGGTGTAAGAACTTATACTAAACCAGGTGGCGGTACAGTAGCCGTTTATGCTAGAACTAGAAAAAAAGGTACTACAGTTGAGCGTGGCGAGTTATCAAAAACTTATTATGACAATCAGTAGTACACAATTAGTTGATGATAGTTTTAAGGTAATTAATAAAGTTACTGGTGGAAGAAAAGAAGACGAAACTTTAATTAAGTTAGATGATTTAAAAGGTTCAACTAATGAATCTGAAATATCTATTGCAAATGCATATTACGAAGTAGAAGGCACAGGCACGGTAACTTTGCAATTTAATGATGATAAAAATTTAGAAGCAACAGGAATTGATAATTACGGTTTAAAACCAAGTGAAGATAAAATAAAAGGAACAGGCGACATTAAGATTACAACTGATAATTTTGTAGATAAGTTTAGTTTAATGTTAGAATGCCATAAAGAAAAGGGATTTAGTGAGTAAAAGTAGATTAGATATATCAGACCAAACGGCTGTAAGTATGCCAATGAAAAACCTAATTGCCATAATCGGTGCCGTTGCTATTGGCGTGTGGTCCTATTTTGGTGTAGTTGAGCGGTTAAATAAACTAGAAACTAGTGGAACCCTTTTAGAAAAAGATTTACAGCAAGTAACTAAGACACTTAGTGGTGATATTGAAAAGAATAATGAATTTAGAATCAAGTGGCCTCGGGGAGAACTTGGAAGTTTGCCGGCTGATTCCGAACAATTTATGTTAATAGAACATATGGCTGGACAGATTGAGAAGATTCAAATAGCTATTGAAGAAGGCATGCACAATAAAGTTAATATTGAATTTTTACAAACCCAATTAGAAAAGCTACAAGAAACAGTTGAGAAGATTCAGGAAGAACATCGAAGATTTAAAGTGGAAAATGGAAATTACAAATGATAGAAACAGTATTTGCATTACTCATGTTTGTTAACCATGAGATTAAGGAACATCGAATCCAAGACTCTCTAAGCATGTGTTTAAAACATAAACGGATTGCAGAAAGAAGTGTATCTAACAACGTATTATATAAATGTATTAAATCCAAAGCAGAGATTGAAATAAATATAGATGGTTCATATACAATAGAAAAATTAATTTTAGAATAAGGGTTGTAACTTAATATACACACGAGGTTCATGGTTAAACCTCTAAAAAAACAAGGAAAAAGAAAAAGAAAAAAGCTAAGAAGGATGAGTAATGTTAAAACAATTAAAAAAATATTTAATAGATTTATCAAAAGAAATCTGTAGTGAAAGTACAAAAACTGCAGGAGAAATTTGTGATAAAACAAAGAAAGTAAATGCTGACTTTGTTAAAGCTATAATGGAGAGTATTTAATGGCTGACGCAGTATCAACACAAACGATTGCAGATACCACTGGTGTAAAATATGTTTGTAAATTAACTAACATATCAGATGGAACAGGTGAAACATTAATCAATAAAGTTGACTCTAGTGAATTAACTTTTATGTCCGAAGATGGCAATAGAACTATTGCTAGAGTCTATTGGTCAGTTAATACTGCTAATACAAAATCAGCAGTAGAATTAGTTTGGGATGGTGCAACGAATGCCACGGCATTAGTATTGTCTGGTCAAGGTTTTATGGACTTTAGAACAGATGGAAATAGTATTCCAAACAACTCAACTACTCCAACTGGCGATGTTTTGTTAAGTACAAAAAACTTTGCAAGTGGAGATAATTATACGATTGTTGTTGAGTTTAGATAATAATCCTTATAAATAATAACGAGAGATAGATTAGATGAAATTAATCACCGAAGAAATCCAAGACGCACAATACATTGTAGAAGAAGGTTCCAATGGCAAGAAAAACTATGCCATTAAAGGGGTTTTTATGCAAGCAGATGTCAAAAATCGAAACGGTAGAGTCTATCCAAGTGAAATTTTACAAAGAGAAGTTGTAAGATATAATAGAGAATTTATAAACAAGAATAGAGCATTTGGTGAGTTGGGTCATCCAGAAGGTCCAACTGTGAATTTAGAACGTGTAAGTCATATGGTGAAAGCTCTCTATCCTGACGGTAAGAACTTTTTAGGAGAAGCTAAAGTTTTAGATACTCCTTATGGAAAGATTGTGAAAAATTTAATTGACGAAGGCGCAAGACTAGGTGTTTCAAGTAGAGGTATGGGAACACTATATCAAAAGAACGGCGCTAATTACGTCAAAGACGATTTTTACCTTGCTACGGCTGCAGATATAGTTGCAGACCCATCAGCTCCAGACGCCTTTGTTGAAGGCATTATGGAAGGCAAAGAGTGGGTTTGGGACAGCGGCAGATTAAAAGAGCAAGATATAGACAAATTAAAGTTGCAGATTGTACAGGCTAAGAGAACACAACTGGCTGACGTTAAAGCCCGAGTATTCGAATCTTTCCTTAAAAACCTGTAATTTTATAAATAATAACAACGGTTATTAACACCGTTGAAATTATTTTATATTAACTATAAACAAGCATAAAGGAGCTCAAAATGGCAAATAATACAAGTGCGGATGCACCAAAAAGAAATGCCACAGCAGCTGAACCTATGAAAACTTTAAGTACGACTATTCAGAATGTAATCAAAAAAGCGGTTACTTCTCCGAATGATCCAAAAATAGATTTTGCAGTAGGAGTTAACCACATAACTGGTGACGCTCATCAAAAATCTGCAGGTACAGCCGATGCTGGTCAAACTTTGAAAAACTCTTATATTCCTGAACAAGACGAAAAGGAAAAAGAAGTAGTCAAAGCTAATACAGATGATGAAAAGAAAAAAGAATTGAAAGCGAATGCTGAAAAAGAAAAAGAAGTTAAAGAAGGTGAATTACCACCTGCTTTAAAGAAAGCAATTGACGCTAAAAAAGACAAAGAAGATGTTAAAGAGCAAGACGAAAAAGAAAAAGAAGTAGTTAAAGCTCAAGACGAAAAAGATGATGAGAAGAAAACTATTACAAAGGCACACGACATTGCTAAGGCAGTACAAAGAAATGAAAGTAAACAAAAACCTTATGTATCATCTTCAGGTGGACAGTATAATGTATTAGATAGTGATGGAAAAACTGCATATACAACATCTAACAAACAATTAGCACACGCTTGGTTTAAAAAGAACTATGATAAACTTAAAGAAGTGAAAGAGCAAGATGAAAAGAAACCAGAAGAAATCAAAGCTAACGCTGAGAAAGACGCTGAG